ACTCATATTAATCATCCTTCCGCTGTTTGGGTGAGACATTCTGTTGGTAACTATTTTTGGTTATCAAACCTTTTAGTTGAATTATGTAAAGAATATACCTATCGTTATGGTAAAGTGCATAAGTGTGAGCGTGATGGATTAGTACAGATGCTACATGATATGGTACCTGATAATATGGCTATAATTGGATTTACAGAACCTACACCTGCAATGCCTGATGATGTAAAGATTGCCGGAGATTCTTTGGCATCATACAGGAATTATTACATAAGTAATAAGCAACACCTTGCATCATGGAAAGGCAAAGTGAATAGTCGTAACATTCCGGAGTGGTTTAATGCCAACTTATAGATTTATTGATACAGAAACCGATGAAGTATTTGAATCGTTTATGAAGATTTCTGAGCGTGAAGAATTTCTCAAAGAAAATCCACATATTCAGTCTATTGTTATGTCACCAATGATTGTTTCAAGTGTTGCGGGAATTGGTTCTCACAGGCTATCAGATGGATTTAAAGAAGTGTTATCAAAAGTAGCAGAAGCTCATCCCGGTAGTGAAGTTGGAAATAGATACGGTAGAAAATCTATCAAAGAAGCTAGATCAGCTGAAGTTGTAAAAAAACATGTTGATAGAATTACAAAGAGAATGAATAATAGATGATTTTTGCCCATGAAAAAATACCTGAATTAGATTTTGAGTTAGAAGCAAAGACAACGGAATCTGGTCGTGTATATTACACACCTTCAGGTAAAGCATACCCATCAGTAACAACGGTACTTGGTTCTATGAACAAAGGTGCTATTGATGCATGGCGTAAGCGAGTTGGTGAAGAAGAAGCCAACAAAATTTCTGGTAAGGCTTCTCGCCGAGGTGAAGCTTTGCATTTGGCCTGTGAAAAGTATTTGCTCAATGAAATGAGTGATTTAAAAATTCGCAATATGATGCCAAATATCAAAGAGTTGTTTTTACAATTGCGGCCGGAACTGGATGAAAATATAGGTAAGATATATGCAATTGAGCAACCACTCTATTCTGATAAATTAAGGATTGCTGGTCGTGTTGATACTATTGCGGACTGGAATCATAAGTTATCAATCATAGATTATAAGTCCTCATCAAAAGAAAAGTTGGAAGAAAATATTCTAAATTATTTCCTACAATGTACGGCTTATGCTGAAATGTTTGAAGAATTAACCAATAAAAGGATTGATACTTTGGTTGTTGCCATTGCAGTAGAGAGTGGGCAACCACAAATCTTTATTAGGCAAAAGCATATGTACCGTACCCAATTACTGTCGTTTTTAGCGAATTCACCCTTGACTAAAAACGTGAAGTGATATATAATGGTTATATGGTTGTAATCCCTTCAAAATGAAGGCAAGTTGGACGGCGGTGCAAATCCGCCCACCTCCACCAAAAGCACACTGGCATGATAAGTCAGGAAATGTCGTATTGTGAGTTCCTATGACTCTCGTTCACCACAATACATAAGTGTGCTTCTGATGGGGGTGTATTCAGTATTCGACAGCTTGAGATAGTGGAGACGGCAACTCGACACAGATAGTCGCTAAAAGTAAAAAACCAATAAATGCTAATGACGAAAGTTACCGCATTGCTGCCTGATTAAAAAGGCACTAGGGTTTCGGTTGGTTTCCTCGTAACAGAATAACCAACCACTAATTTGAGGATTATATTATGAAAGTATACACCAATAAGTTTCGTTATCATTGGTTAAGTCCTTACACGATTCTGGAGAAAATATTCTTCTGGCGTGAGATTGACTATAAAGAACCTTTAATTGATAAGTGGTCTGACCGCCTACATCCAATCTGTGAGGCACTCCGAAAAGTCCTAGATACAATTCATCCAAAAATTGATTATATAAAGATTGATTATTGGGACACTTGGGGTATGGATAACACCTTAGCTCCAATCATTCTTCCAATGTTGAAGCAGCTTCGGGAAACCAAACACGGTTCACCGCATGTTGATCTTGAGGATGTTCCAGAGCACCTGCGTACAACAGGTACACAAGAGTATGATGTACAATCTGTCTTTGATTTCTACAAAGAAGATAAATCATATGACGATGATTATCCAAATATTCATACTCGTTGGAACTGGGTTCTTGATGAAATGATTTGGGCATTTGAGCAGAAAGCTGATGATGATGCCGAAGGTAGATTTTTTGACCACTCAGAATGTGATGATAAATTTCCTTGGGATATTGATAGTAATTATCAAAGTAAACTCAAGGTAGATTGGGTTGGTCTAAAGGCTTGGCAAAAACGCAAGGAAAATGGTTTTCGCCTGTTTGGGATCTACTACGAAGCACTTTGGGACTAAATAGAATACCAGATGTAATTCTGGACACACAAACACACAGGAGAATTAAATGAGTATGACACCCTACGAGCTAAGGCTCGAACTCTTGAAAATGGCAAAAGACATGCTGACCGATGATTACTATGGTCGGCGTGAAATCATTTCAAACGAATGGTCAACCAAGGTAGAAGAATCCAAGATTAACGGAACCCCTTCACCTGCACATCCCGGTTTTCCATTATTCCCATCAGAAGAAGAAATCATCAAAAAAGCGGAAGCTCTAAATGGTTTTGTTTCTCAATCACCCCCAATCACAGAAGTAAAACCTAAGAAGTCCTGATGGGTCTAGGGAGCATTTTTGCTCCCTTTTCAACAAGGAGAAAAATATGCTTTGCATATCCAAAGCTGTTACCGTAGCAATCATAGCACTTTCATGTTTTTCGTCAAGCTACGCAATACCCCACAAAATTGATTATCACGATTTAAAAATACCAATACAGAAACAAGTTGATTGTTTAACTGAAAACATTTATTTTGAATCCGGTTATGAATCTCATATTGGTAAACTAGCTGTTGCCTTTGTAACTTTAAATCGGCTTGCTTCTGGTAATTATGGTAAAGATATATGTGGAGTTGTAAAACAAAGGACTAAAAATGTAAATGGTGTTATTATTTGCCAATTTTCATGGACATGCCAACCAAATATTGCCAAAAAAAGGTTGACAATCAAACACGAATTATTGTATAATGAGATTCGTGACTTAGCAATATTTGTTCTTGTTAATTACCACTTAGTGGAAGACCCTACGAAAGGTGCAACATACTTTCATGCGGTCTATGTAAATCCTATGTGGGGATTACCAAGAACAATTAAAATTGGCAATCATATTTTTTATAAAAGTTATGCAGATACACGAAATATCAATGTAGCTGATATAGTGGTAAATTGTTTATATGCAAACGAATATGCTGTTCTCTGTGAAGCATTAATTGCTCCACGATTTGAAAATTAACCAGGAGTATTATATTATGGCTGTAGTTCAATTATCAGTAAATCAAATTTCGTCCGAGTCAGATCGTAAAAAATTACTAGATGTTCTCAAAGAATGTTCTGGTGCAATGACTCGGATGGAAGGCGAGAAAGATTATATTAAAGAATCTGTATCTGCTATTGCAAAAGATTTACAACTACCTAAACGATTAGTTAGTAAAATGGTTAAGGTTTATCATAAGCAGAATTTTGATGAAGAAGTTGCCACACATGAACAATTTGAGACTTTATATGAAACAATTGTTAAGTAATATTAGCATGACATTACTTGTTTTAGTTATGTTATTTTTTTCGGCTTACATTGCGATGAATATTATGACTAGTGATAGGTATTATGATTGTAGTTATTCTGAAATATCTCCAGATTATTCAATCAAAATGAAAGAACAATGTCGTAATTTAAGGATGAAAAATGATGAGTAAATTTAACTTTTCAACCGAAGAAACTTATTTAATGGGTTTACCAAATGCCTACGAAAGATGAAATGGCCAAGTTTGCAAAAGAGATTGATAATCTAGTTTCTAAAACAGATTACAATTACATTGAAGCAATTATAGAGTATTGCAGGAAAACAGGCTTAGAGATTGAGGTGGCATCAACATTAATTAATTCAAACCTCAAATCTAAAATTGAATGTAATGCAATAGAATTTAACCTTCTTAAAAACAAAAGCCCTAGATTGCCAATATGATGACAGGTTATGAAGCATTCTCAGTTTACAATGCTTTGAAATTGCACTTTACCCAAAAATCTTATGATTACCTAAAGTATAATGGGAAAAGTAACATTAGCGTTGTTACATTTGAAAACCGTAAAGATAAATTCCACTTTTATAAATTATCCCGTAAACATCCAATCAAGGATGATTACACTAATTTTCTTGTAGCTAATCTGTTAGAAGATAGTAAAGTTTGGGCAGGTACTTTACTAAGTGAAGAATGTGAAGTTATCTATAGGCAAAGGCAGAAGGTTATACAATCATTGTCTTATACCTTTGAGAATGAATGTAAGAACTTGTTTAGTGACTATAAGAATCCAAACGATGTTTTGGAGACGAATGGAGACTATCCAATACTCTTAACTAAAGCTTTGCGTAAAGAGATATCTCCAGAGACACTAATCATCCTAAACAGAATCCTTAATTTCTTGCCCATGTGGAACAAAAGAATTTCGGATACTATCCGTTGGCCAGACTATGAAATGAAATTGACAAAGTATGCCGTATTTCTTATGCTGGATGATGTAAAATACAAGTTGATTTTGAAGAAGGTTATATTATGAGTTTTAATCCAGCCACTTGGAAGAAGCATATATAGGAGTATATCATGCATCATGTGGACAAAAAATATACATTAACATACATTAATATACGAGGTAATAAAAATGGCGAATTTCGCAAATCTAAAACGTGATCGTAGTTCTTTGGACAAACTGACCAAAGCAATCAACGACACTCAATCCGGTTCTTCAGAAGCCGGTTCAAAAGATGACACCCGCTTTTGGCAACCATCAGTAGATAAATCAGGTAACGGTATGGCACAGATTCGTTTCTTGCCTGCACCTGCTGTAGACGGTGATGATGCTCTTCCTTGGGTTCGTACCTTTAGTCATGGTTTTCAGGGACCTGGCGGTTGGTTTATTGACAACTGCTTGACAACATTAAACGATAAATGTCCTGTCTGTGAACACAACAGCACTCTTTGGAATTCAGGCATTGAAGCCAACAAAGATATTGCTCGTAAACAGAAACGCAAACTAACTTACATGGCTAACATCTTGGTTATTTCTGACCCAAGCAATCCAGAAAACGAAGGTCAAATCAAACTCTATAAGTTTGGTAAAAAGATTTTTGATAAGATTTCTGAAGCAATGAATCCAGAATTTGCAGATGAATCACCGGTTAATCCATTTGATATGTGGGAAGGTGCTAACTTCAAGTTGAAGATTCGTAATGTTGAGGGTTATCGTAATTATGATAAATCAGAGTTTGCTGGTAAATCAGCATTGTTTGATGGTGATGATGAAAAACTTGAATCTCTCTGGAAGAAAGAATTCTCACTAAAAGAATTCACCGAGAAGTCACAGTTTAAATCATACGATGTGCTCAAGACTCGCCTTGATAAGGTTCTAGGTTTTGAAGGTGTTGAAATGCCAAGAACTAAGGCAGAAACTGCTATTCTAGATTCTTTTAAAGAAGAAGATTTGGCAGTAATTGAAAGTAGATTTGAAGCAAGTGTTGATGAAGAATTAAATTACTTCAAAGATTTAGCTGATAAGAAATAAACTTTTCATCACAGTAAAGTTTACCCCGCTTCGGCGGGGTTTTTTGTTATCCAAGTCCATAACCAGAACCATTAATCAGAGAACCTAACAGTATTTGAGCAACATATCTATTGTATACTGCTGCGGTCTGTGGATTGTTTTGGTTATTATTTTGTTGTGGTGCATAAGGTTGAGATTCTGATGTTGCGGCAGCTGCCCTTTGTTGACCTTTTAAACCAGCAGTAGCAGGTGCTCCGGGAGTTTGTTTCAAAGCTGAATCCATTGGACTAATCAAAGATAATTTCTTAGGATCAATTACTGTACCAACAACAGGATCACCTTTTCTCATTTCATAATGTAAGTGTGGACCAGAACTACGGCCAGTATTTCCAATCTTACCAATTTTACCACCTTGGTCTACAGTATCTCCTACCTTAACATCAAATGCGGATAAGTGAGCATACTTTGTGTATATCTTTTCACCATTTCCAGATAAAGATTCTATTACGACTATGTTACCATAACCAGAATAACCTTTTGGTTCAAAAGATGCTTGAATAACTTTACCTGGACTTGTAGCTTGAACTGGAGTACCGATTGGTGCTGCGATATCTATACCGTCATGTCCGGGACCAACACCACGACCTTCTCTAATACCAGCAGCTGCGGAAGATCCAGGAAGATTCCCTGCCATACCAGATCCATTGACCGATTTCAATTTGTTGGCATATCCTGGATCAGTTGCATAACCAGAACGACCAATAGCTAAAATAGCTTCATCGACAGTTTTGGCGGCCAGAGTTTCTTTATATCGACTATTCTCTTTTAAAAATTTTACATAGTCAGCAGCCGATTCTTCCATACTGTTATATCGTCTAAACTTATCATTGATAGTTACCATTTTACCATTGATAAATTCTTGTGTTTGCTGGGCTGGTCCTTCTTCTCCGGGACGAGCTTTTATTCCAAAATAATTATTTCCTCCAGCTAAATGTTTACCATATCCAGTTTCTATTACCGATTGTGCGGTTCCTACTCTAGCTATTGCTTCAGGATTTTGGACTCCTTGTTTTGTAGCTTCACTCAAAAGTGTCGCATACATTTTATCATAAAATTCTTTTTGTGAACCTTCAAATGGTTTTGATGTTGCTCTATCTCTCAAAGATCCTGGAGTAGGAGTACTCATTGGTTTTTGTATTGATGTAACAGCACCACCACCGGTTTGATTGATATTAATATTGTCTCTGAATGGTGACGTACCAGTATCACCCTCTGCACTTGGCTCTGATGTGTCTGTAGCAGAAGTGGAAGATGATTCGTTATTTGGATTGAATATCTCAGGTTTTGTACTTGTAGAATCATCTTCAATACCTCTAACCGAAGTATTGTTCGCTTGTCTATTCGTTTGTCTATTTGCCGCTCTTTTTTCACTCGCTGTTTTACGAACTGCACCTGAATCAGCACTACCAGTATTATCTGCTGTATAGGTATCTTGTTCTGACATTGGTATTGATGGGAGTATTGGTGGTGTAACAGGTTCTTCTGCCTTATCTCCTTTGATTAAAGAAAGTATACTATCTTTAGCTTTTCCAACATTATCAGATATACTATTAACAGATTCTTCCAATTTATCATAAG